TTCAACTAGTTTTTCGTTTGTTCTTTGTTTGATAAATTCCTTAAGATCTTCTTTCTTAAGATTTTCAAGATCTCCTAATTCAAACATCTTATCAATGAATGTTTCTTCTAATTCTACGATAGCATGTGCTGCTTCTAATATAGATTCTTTAGTATCTTCTCTTAATCCTGGATATTCTTCGCACATGTGATTAAATAACTGGCAACCCATTTTAGAATGTAGAGATTCGTCTCTAACTGACCATTTCATCTGTTGTCCAATACCCTTTAGCATATTTCTCATTTGGAAGCTATATAATACAGCGAATGAACTATATAAACTTACACCTTCAGCGAATGCACTAAAAATTGCAAGACTTCTTGCTACGTCCTTTCTAGCATCATTAGACTCTGCTAAATCAATATGTGTATAATTACCACCAGCTTCCATTAAATATTCAAACTTATTAGCTGTTGAAGGTTCATGTAAGAACGCTTCATAGTCTTCAAGCTTAAGAGTTTCATTTAGATATGAATATGCAACAGCATGAATAGTCTCTTGACTTCCAAACATCATTGCCATTTGTCTAATTTCATGTTTTGGGAACCACTGAGTAACCATATTAGTCCAGTAATCTGAAACAGCACATTCAGTTTGAGCAAATCCTAATAAAATATTTCCAACTAGATGTTTTTCATGCGGTAATAAATGTTCTTTCCAATCCTTAACATCACCTGACATAGCAATCTCGGTATGTAACCAAAATGCTTGTGCTTGTTTTAACCAACCTTCAGTATAATATACAGGGTATTCAAACGGTTTATAATGGATACGATCTTCGAATAATTTGCTCATGTTTTATGTATGTGTGTTTAATTAATATGGGTTTTATATATTAAGATTTGTTATTTGTTTCATCTTTTTGGATTGAAATATTAACATAATCAGTTTCTTCCCATCCTTCTCGTAAATACATCGTCATATGTGTTTTTAAGTCGGATTTAATGATAGTAGAACAATCCTTTAAGGTCTTTGATACATTTGTATAGAATGATACGTCTATGAACCAATCTGGATATGCCTTTGGATCATTCATTTTCTTATTTGGAACCACCTGCATGAACCGAGATGATCCCTTCTTCTTGTACTGCTTTGGTTCTAGTATGTCTTCTTTCATATTATTAAGTTTACATGAACATTCCGTTTCTCCAGTCTAATTTACCGAAGATTCCAGGTAATGCGATTTCTAATTCTTCTCCAATTCTTGTTGCAATATCTCTTACTTCTTTCTGAGCATGGTCGTCGCATCTTACATTTAAGAATCCTAACAGATCTCTTAACGTTGCTGTAACATGAATTGTTGTTTTAGTACATAATGGTAAAACATCTCTAGCACATTCTTTAGCAACTCCAGCTTCTATAAGATTATTATATAGTACTTCTGTGTTTGCTAGATGTTCATTTATAGCACGTGTTGCATTTTGAGTATATTCCTCTCCGTCGTGTCTACCACCCCATTGAAATTCTTTCCACTCTGGATTAAATGTTTCAGTACTACTTTGTCTATTCGTTGGGTGTTCTCTTCTCGTATCAATTTCTTCAAATCCTACTGGTTCAGAATATCTTAAACTCCATTCTTGACCATTTAAACTTCTATGTCTAAAGATCTGAGCTGAAATACTTCGTCTTGTTTCTATTAAGAATCCGAATGAAATATGTTGTAATGGACTCCAGTGTTTGTTATCCATTAAATACTTTACAAGTTTACCATTATCTTCTTTAATAGCTCCATGTCTTGCAATTGCAGCAATAACTGCACCTTCTGATAATTCTTCATATCTTCCAGCTCCTACTGTTTTACTTATTAATTCTACCTTCATTTTATTCGAATGTTTCTATGTTCTTATTTGTTTTTACAAGTTCAGTAAAACTACCTAAATACTGAGTAGCTTTTACTGTTAAGTTATCAATCCAATGATAATTACCTCCTCTAGGTTTTCCCATGATTAAACCATGATATTCAAAACCATTATCGTTTAACCATTTCTCAGTTATATCTCTATGCTTCTCTTCTCTAGCCGTAAAGAAATAGATCTTGTGACCATCTTCATGCCATTTAAGTAATCTTTCCTTTGCATCTGGAAATAATTTAGCACTTGAGTATCTTTCCCATTCTTCGTTTGGTATATCATCACATACCGTTCCATCGATGTCTATCAAGAAGTTTTTTATATTCTCAGTCATTTGTTGTTTATTATTTTGTTTTTAAATTTAATACCACAGGATAGCAAACGATATTACTAATATAGAAATACCTGCTAGCAATTTCAAATACAACTTCTCTATATAATCGTCTTCATATACTAGTATGTGAAATACAAAACTTAATACTATTATAAATAAAATCCCTAATGTTTCTAATATGCTATTCATAATTAAAATGTTCTTGCACCTTCATAAACGGCTTTCACTGTAGGAAATCTAAGTGAGTTTGTTCCATTCTGGTTTGTTGTTTCTTCAAAGTACTGTACATTAATTGTTTTACCCATTATCATGTCTGGATTTATATTGTACATTCTTCGTTGTTCATGAGAGAATCCGCTTCCTACTGAAACTCTGTTGCCTTTATGTTCTATTACAACATTACTCATCATCATCTCTTCTACTTCTTTACCATCTACAATTACTCTGTTCAAATCATGTTCTATATCTATCACAGTATATTCAGCATCATAGAACTTCTTAACTTTCAATAAGTCTTTAGATCTCTTACCTTCGTATGTAGTATCTTTACGTAACATTAAACCTTCCCAGTTATATTTAGCTGCGTCATCGACATAAGATTGAAGTGTTTCATCACCATCAACCAATATTTGCTTAAGTTTCGTTAAATTAGGTGACTTTAAAACATCAAGTACATCTAAGTTCTTTAATCTATCACTCAACATAACATCACTTTCTTTTCTTCTGAAATCATCTATTGTTAAGTAATCAAATATAATGTATTTAGGATTTGGCATACTATAATCCTTTTTCTTAATCTGCTTAATAACTCCTTGGAAGTCTTCGTTTCCATCTTCGTCCATTACACAAACTTCTCCGTCTAATACAGCGTTACTTAATCCAAGGCCTGCTAATTCATACGCTAGTTTACTCAACGTCTTGAATTCTTTACCAGCTCTAGAATAAAACTTTGCTTCTCCTTTATCATCGATAATACAAAGACATCTAACACCATCAAGTTTACGACTCATATACCAGTTGTCTTTCCAGTTTATTGTCTTCTTAGATTTATCATCGTAAGTCTGAGCTAATACAACATCAAATGTTGGTATAAGTCCTGGGATCACCTTGTTAATCATGGAGATAGTAGACCTTGTTTTGAGGTTTCTATCAATAATATTCCAAAGTAAGTCCTCGTAATTTCTGTTGTCTTCTACGAACCTATTATATGCCTTTATAGCAGCATGTCCAGTAAGTGTCCGATTACCTAAATCATCTAATAATGTTATGATGTTTTCGTAGTTATTTACTGTAGCAACTAAGTCGCTTCGCTTCTTACAATTCTTAGACGAAATACCGTACTGTCTAAATGTATCATAAGTATAAAGTAACATTGTTTTCACATCTTCATTATACTTAAAGTCTTGTATTGTTTTAAGTTTATGTAGATTTGCGTTTTGTTCGTTTGACACGTTAACAAATTCTTGTAAGTCCTTTAGCATATTATAGAGATTGTTGAAGTTTCTGGATTTGTTTTTTAATTGAAACAGTCTGTGGAGTTACTAGCTTTAATCTTACGATCTCTGTAGTAATCTCTTCTTTGGTTAATTTTTCCATGAGCTAGATTTGAGTTTAGTTAGTATTAATTGGTATAAGTAAATATAAACAAAAAACCTGAGACTAAAAAATCTCAGGTGTTTATTTTTTAAAAAGTTATTAACAATTTATTTCTGATTTTTATAGAATTATATTAAATCATTCTATTTTGTTTCATTGATAAACATCTTAGACATTTTCTCAATTCTATTCTTTTTATGGATTATATAATTCCAAGCAACTATTATTAGAACGTATGCTATTTCAAAAATAGCTAGTCCTTTGAACGGAATTATTAGAAGTGATGTTAGTAGAAGTAGAAGACCTGCAACTACCGATACTGCTCCTTCTTTTAATTTTGATTCAAGTTGCCAAAATCCATACATAAATATAAATACCATATATGATATAAAGAATGTTGCAGCTACTAAACCATGAAGACCTCTAAATATCTCTGTAATAAATGCGGTAAGCATCAGTGACGTTGCAGCAACATTAAGTATATAATAAAGAATATGAGATCTAACACCTTCAAATGAATCTTCTATTTTCTGCATTCCCTGTAACCATATACCAATTGCTAATATAATTAAATATACTGACCAAACTCCTGCAGTTCCAGGATGAGTGCCAAAGTCGGAAAGAGCGTCTGAATAAATTGACCAATCAGTGACGACTAGTCCTGCTATAAATGGAATTATAAGAGCAAGAACAAATGAGATTTCGATCCAATGTCTTTTAATTTTACGTATTTTATCTAAGTCTAGGCTTGGTAGTTTTTTCTTGCGTGGCATATTTGTTCTTTACTTTATCTGAGATTTGTAGTGGATGTCCTTCTTCGTCTATTCTAACGAATTTAATATTAGTATCTAATATAACTGTTTGTTTTCCTGAATAAACACTATGGCTTCGTGCCTCGATCCTTAACATTACTGATGTATTTCCGAT